GGCTGCTTTCGCAGCCCTCGGGCATAGTACAATATCGGCTCAACCAAGAACTGGTTGAGATGTCGAGAAGTTTCTCGATGGACTTGAGGAGCTTTTCAGCTTGAAGGAGGTGATATGGGCACCCGTGCTCGATCTATTGTACCTATCTCTGCTGTTGCAGGGGGGTACTCGATCGAGGGTTACAACGCTTTTGGCCAGAAAGTAATTTCTGGCGGGAGCGCTGATAACTCGGACGCCTTTAAGCCTCTTCAAGGGATTCAGATTACTGAATCCGTGAACCATCCTGCTTGGAGATCCCGTTCATCTGGGACCTTCCGCGGTGATATCGGCGGTGATTTCCTCACTACGAAACGTTACTTTGAGACGCCTTCAGGCGCTCCAGTAACTATCATAGTGGGGGGTTCGGATATCTATGGTCCGGTTAAGACCCGTTATACGGGTCCTGTCCTTCCCATAGCTCCGACCTGGTATACCCAGATGTTTCCACCTTTCGCTAGGACCCCTGACGGGGACCTGCGGAAGTTGGGGCAAACGGCTATGTCCAGAATCTCTCCGTCGAATCCCGTTGCTGACCTTTCAACCATGCTCGGCGAAATTGTCAAAGATGGGCTGCCACATTTGGCCGCCTCCTTTTTCAAGACGCTGATTGGAGGAACTGCTAAGCAGCAGCGTAAAGCTGTTGCCGATCAGTACCTCAATTATGAGTTTGGTTGGAAGCCTCTTGCTAACGATCTCGCAAAGATCGCTAGCGCCATAGTGGACGCAGATAAAATCTGGGCCCAATATGAGAGGGATGCCGGGAAACCGGTTCGTCGCAGGTATGGATTTCCTGACGAGGTCAAGGTCGAGTCAGAAGTGACGAAGTCTAGTGCTGTGCCTTGGCTCAGCCCTAGCGTTTCGACGCTTTATGTCAAGCCCTTGATCCCGAAGGGTCAGGTCATTCGTGTTCGTAAGACCACGAAAAGTCGGTGGTTTAGTGGTGCTTTCATCTACTACCTACCTGTGAGAGATCACGGGCGGGGAAAAGTAGCTGAGAACGTCATCCAAGCTAAGAAGTTGCTTGGACTATCACTGACTCCAGATACTCTCTGGAACCTGGCTCCTTGGAGCTGGGCTGTCGACTGGTTCTCCAATGTTGGAGACCAGGTGAACAATTGGTCCAACTGGGCTATCGACGGCCAGATGTTGCTGTATGGTTATATCATGGAACACACTGTGGTCCGTGATACATACACGTTCGTTGGCCCGACTTCATTGAATTCGGGGCATCGTCCGTACGATATGGTCTTCGTTTCAGAAACGAAGCGCCGTCTCGCAGCAAGTCCCTATGGGTTCAGTGTCGATTGGTCTGGTCTAACACCCAGGCAAATCGCCATTGCTGCTTCTTTGGGTATTACCCATCAGAAGTAGTACCATGTTGTGCTATGTTCCCCGAACTGGGGCGTTAACACGAGGGAGTTTCGACTCCTAGGAGTGATGCTCATGTCATTCACTGATCCGCAAACCGTCACCATTTCGGGTGCGGCCGTCTCCCTTCCGCGCGTTAGCACGGAGGGGGATGAGACCGTTTACCGAAGCGCTGACGCAACGGTGGAGCTGTCCGTCGGTCACTCTGTGACCGGCAAAGGCCGGCTCCGCCACTCTCTGCGGGTCGATCACTCGAAGATCGGCCCCGACTGGCAGGTGCCGTCTGAGAACAAGAAGGAGTCGATGTCTGTCAACATCGTCTTCGACTTGCCTCAGACGGGTTACACCGCAGTCGAGGCCAAGGCTGTGTACGATGGGTTTATCGCCCAGGTACAGGCCTCTTCGGCCGCGCTGATCACCAAACTCCTTGCCGGCGAGTCTTAAACGACTCGCTCGCATGGAACGGGACAGCGCTGCTCGAGACGAACGCAAGGCCCTGGGAAGGGCTGCTCGTGCGTCTACTGACCGGCGTAATGCCGGCGGACGCCGTGCTGACGACGAACTTCCACGTGTGACTTTCACCAAGAAGGTGGCGGTCCTTATCGTGGGAGGCGTCAATGCGTTCTATCTCGTGAGTGAGCTTCTGCTCTTTGGGCAAGATCATTGCCCTTGAGCGGATTCGTGAAGTTTACATCTATCTCTTAGACGGAGGTGATACGCGATGCCACGCCTTATGGGCGGGTGACGCACACCCCAATGTCGAGGAGGGTTGATGTGACATTGACGTGGGCTAGGGATCAGTACACCTCTACAAGGAGGGACTGTGAAAAGCCTGACGTCACTCTGGTCCTGTATCGCCAAAGATTTGGCGAACCGATGTTGCACTAGCGCCACTCACGACATAAACACTGTCGTGAGTCGGTTCGAACACGAGGGGTTATCGTTTTTAGCGATAACCCTGGCGGACTTCGGAAAAGCTACCGAAAAGTGGCTTGACCAAGGTTTCGTCGTCCCTTCGGACTGCCCTTCCTTCGCGAGAAGGTCGGGTCGTCTTAATGGTCTCCCTGCATTTCTGCAAGGTTTCCTTGGACGTGTGTTCGATCCTTGTAGTGGCGTGTTGCTCGAATCTCCGGACATTGATGCTATCTATGCTATACGTCAGTTAACACTGATGTTTAGCAAGATTGCTCTTCCCGACTCGGCCGATCTCGGTCGTAGTCTTAGGAATAGCGACAGAAATGTCGTTACTCCCAACAGGGAAAGAGCTGCAATGCTCGGATATCTCGAGTGTGAGAAGGATGTAAAAGCGTCCGACTCTATGCTTGATCCCCTCTTTTTGGAGGATTTCAAACGTGTTTCGAACATGCTTTTTGGCGATGTTTTCGCCAAAGTCGACCGAGACGTCCATTTTGGGCGTCTCGTGCCGAAGCATGGTCCAGGCGCTGTCGCTGATCGTCTTAGCAGTAATGCTAAGTGGGATCAGCGTGCCTGGCCCGCCCGACTGCAGAGATGTTTTCCTTGGAAGGAATTCATCAGTCCGAACCCTCATTTCGATGAGGGTTTGGAGTCTGAGGTCGACATCCTCGAACCCGGTTCCGAGACCCCTGTTAGGGTGGTCACGGTCCCTAAAACGCTCAAGAGTCCAAGGATCATCGCGATCGAACCTGCTGCGATGCAATATGCGCAGCAGGCTATTTCGCGGTGTATCCTGAGTGCGATTAAAGAGGAT